CTCAATAACTACTACTTTGATCTCTGGTCTTTGTTTGTCAATCATTTTTAAAATCTGTAGAATCTGTTTAACATCTGATGTGTTACACAAATTGCCACTGAATTTTTTAGTTGTAGGATCCGGTTTTAGAGGAATATAATTTTTCTTCCATCCTTTAAATGGTAGTGGCTTCCCAGCGACATTTATTATAAAGGTTGTAGTTGGATCTAAATTTCTCATTGAAGTAGATTTACCACTTCCTGCATTTCCTACGACTCCAATTAAGTCTGCCATAATTAAAATTTAAATATATCGTTTTCATTAACATCTTTCTCTTCTATTATATCTAAAATTTTGGGTCTCTTATCTAATGTAAGGTATGGTTCATAATCTCCTATATCTTCTGGTTTTGGTAGTTCTGCAAACATCCCAATCTCACCATAGAATAATAATCCTTTATTTACATCTGCTTGCCCATATCTATTCTTAAGAATTTGACATAGTCTAAAGCGTTTCTTCAATACATTTTGAATTGGATACCCTTCGCACCTGGCTATTTTTTCCCTATAAGGAAAATATAATGCGATTACTACCTCTGAAGCATCTGTTGTGCCTGAGGTATCTTTAAAGTCATCTAATTGAATAAGTTCATATCCATTAGTTTTACGATCCATTGACTTTGCATTTCTATTTAATTGCTGTACAAATATGCCAGTAATTCCACACTTATTTCTAAATGAGATTAAATAGTCAGTAGTTAAATCAATCTTTTCCTTTTTGGAACCAGGGCCAGTAATAAGCCCCACGTGATCAATTACTACTACTCTATATTGAGATGGATCATCTTCAACATATTCTTCTTTATGTTCTGCGATATCAACAAATGTACCAAATCTCTTTAGCCATTGTTTGCAGGTTGCATATATTCCATTAGGGGATAATGCTTTATCATAAATTGTTACCTTATCCTCCAATGATAGGAGCCAAGGGGTCGCCATTTCCACAAGAGCAGCTTGCTCATCGCTTATAGGCTTGGTTAAGGACAATATGTCTTCATATGTTATTACTTCACCATACTCGTCATAAATACGACGAGCTAATAGTTTAGCATATAATATATCGCCAGACATTTCAAAGGAATAATAAAGAATTGCAAGGTTTTTGTCTCCTCCATTCTTTATTAGATTATATACAAAAGTGTCAATTGCAAATGAGGTTTTACCTCCAGCAGTATCAGCTCCTATAGTGTATAGATATTTTCTTTGAATGCCGAAAATTACGGAATCCAATGTGGTCATACCAGTACTAATACCAATATTCCTTCCCTTTTTACCTGATTCAATATTCTCTAATAGTCTTTTAACTCCCATTACAATAATTCGCTATTATTGTATCCGTTTACGTTACCACTTCCTTTAATATACTCAATCTCTTCCCACTTTTTAGAGGCAAGAAATTCAACGCACTGTATTCTATTTGATTTGCAAAATCAAATACGTTCTCTTATGAACTGCTATATGTCACCACATAGATTAGACTATATCATACTCCTTAAAAGGAGTCCCTCTTTTTCCATTACCATATGCTTGTAATGTACTCTACTTCCTTCCGTAAAAATTACGTGGTTTCGATAGTCGTTGAACCTTTATTTACAATTTTTGTAATATGTTCAATAAAATCTTTATAATCTAAATCTGATTTCATCCTGTTGCATTTAGCACAACATGTAATGGAATTTTCTTTAGTATATCCTATAGAATTAATTAATCTATCTATACCATTTCGTTTGAAAGGTAAATTAGTTTTATTTAATCGTAAGTCACTCTTGTATTCGGTGGGTTCTTGTCCGCAGAAAAAACAATTTCCAAAAATTAATTTGTCAAAAGTTTCATCATCTAAATCAAAAGTATATCCTCTATCAACAGCACCTGATATATAACTAAGTTTAACGCAGTTTCTTGGAGCTTCCAAAGTAGGGATTCTTTTTATAGTTTTTTCTTCACAACTAGAACATTTTTTATAATTTCCTAGTATAGTTTTTAAAGACTTTACTGCAATAGTATTACAGTTTATACATTCTACTGTATAATATTTAGTTTGAGTCTTATTTTCTCCATAATGAGAAAATTCAAGAATTTTATATGTGCCTATTATTTGACCTATATATTTAGAATTAGTGTTTTCTTTTTTACAATTATTACATACACAACTTTCTACTTTTGAGCCGCTGGTAGTTCTTTCTAAACCACAAGTAACACATTTTATAAAAAATGTATAAATATAACTGCCTTTTTCACTTCTTCTACATTCTCGATTTAAAATCTCAAATTTTTTATTTTTTGTAAATATTTGGCTGCTGATTGTCTTTTCTGATTCCATATTATATATTTTTATTAATTTTAACTTGCAACAAAGTTACAAGAAAATAATGAATAAAATCTACAAAATGGTAAGAAAAGAGATTCCAGCAATTTAAAGGGTTGTCAAACATATATTACTATATGTTGCGACCTAATTGATCGTATAATTAATAAGATTCTTTTCGACTCCAAATAATAATGCTTCCATAACTCGTTCATGAGCTACTGAAGAACTTTTTAATTGTTTAGCATAGAATATGCAGAAATCGTCGAAAGAGAATAAGCCGGCTTTTGTGAAATTCTTTATACTGCATAATTTACCATTAATGTTAATAAATGGTGGATATGCATCAAAGAATTCTTTACCAATCTCATTAGACTCGCGAATATACATTTTAGTAAAGTTCTTATTGAACGGTATATTCTTATAGTTTAAAGATTCTCCCTCTTGTGGTATTTTAAATGTGGAATTGATTACTTTTTTCTCTAGCAGTGATGTTAATACGCTTCGTAGTAGTTGTTTTCCGTTTGATATATTTGTTAAATAATTTAATAGATGTTGTTGTTCTCCGTCGATTGCTAGGAATAGTAACCTTAAAATGAATAATTCAGTAGGTGTTAGGCCACTGTTAATGTAAATATTGATTTCTTCTTTCAAAGATAATTCAAAATGCGTCATTAAAATAGTTTTATAACTACTTTATTCTGTTGTGTTAGTATCCGTTACGGGATTGTTAATAAGGGGTATGGGTAATCGTGTTGTTTAATTGTTATCTAAATCTTCAATTCTTTCATCTAGAATAGTTAAATATTCTGACATATGATAAAGTTGATCCATTAAAAGCTCTTGTTGTAATTCTGAAATCGTTCCAAAAGTGTCCGAATCTATAAATGTATCTAGTTTTGTTACTTTTTCTTGTAACTGGCCTCTCTCTTCCAAGAGTCTTGTTTTAAAATCACTCATGTTTCTAATTTTTAAAATTATATGCTTCAATATAGGCAAATTTCATTGCCATACCTTGCAATATTTTTTCTTGAAATTTCATAACTTTTTTAGGCCTAAAAATAAACCAAATGAAAAGTATGAATTGTTGTTTTGTTGTTAAATCCATATTAAAATCTGAATAATGAGTCCATCTGTACTCCCTCTCGTACAATATTATCTGTGGTTCCGCCATTTAAAATATCAGTAAGTTCATCTTCTGTTATTTCAATATAGTTTTTACCAGCAGTTGATGTATTGTACCAGGCTTCTTCCATTGTACCCTTAATTACTAATGTAAATACCTCAGCCTCTTTTCCCTCTTCATACCTTATTACACGACCAAGTCGTTGTGTCTTTTGGGTTTGAGAGGAGGTATTACATAGTATAATTGCTAAACTTAATCCTGGAACATCTGCTCCTTCATCAAGACTCTTTGCAGTATGGATAACTCCTGTTTTCATAGGAGCAAACTCTTCCATCGTGATTCTGTTTTTCTTCTTAGTTTTACCTGAGTGAATAACCAAACCACCACCTATTTTTTCAGCCTGTTTAATGGTTGCTGAGAAAGTGATTGCTTTCCTATTTGGTCTTGCTTGTAAAATTCTGCGAGTTAGTTCTAATTTCTTTGGGTGATTCATAACATAACCCTTGCGAGCTTGTAATTCTCTACTCCAAGTAAATGCCATTGCTGTAACTTCAGCAAGAATTCCTTTCACTGCATCCTTATAGCGTGGATGATAAGTGGGAAGTGTACACAGTGTTTGAGCATACTCATATCTTACGAAATGAGAGGGCTTAACCACATAGTTATTCCTTTTTATACCACCAACGCAGGTCATAGCAAG